TTCCCTGGTACGACTTAGCGACTGCCGCGATCACTCATATTGCGAGGCATTACATCCCGAAAGGCGGCCTGGTCTACGACATCGGTTGTGCTACTGGCAACATCGGTCGCAATCTTCAGACAACGCTGCAAGCTCGAGACGCTCGGCTGATCGGCATCGATCCATCTGAAGAGATGCGGAAGATCTACGATGCCCCAGGCATCTTTATCTGTTCTGCTGCTGAAACTTACGAGTTTGAGCCATTTGACCTGGGAATCTCGTTTTTGACGTTGATGTTCGTCGAACCAAGCAAACGCCGTGACTTTGTAATTAATCTGCTAGAAAAATGCCGGCCTGGCGGTGCCATTATTGTTTTTGACAAGTTAGAAAGCGCGCACGGTTATCTCGGCACAATTATGAATCGCCTAACGCTTGCCGGAAAATATGAAGCCGGTATTGACGCGCAAGAGATCATCGAAAAAGAACTTTCACTTGCTGGAGTGCAAAGGCCCATAACATTGGAACAACTTCCCGGCGCTCCATATCAGTGGTTTCGCTTTGGTGATTTTGCCGGTTACATTCTCGAGAAACCCATCTGATGTCAAAGGCAGCTAAAAAATCAACAAAAATCGAAGTCGATATGAGGGTCAACCGAGTCGCACGCCTTTTGTCGAACGGGGCCGTGCGCTCGGAGATCGTTCAATACGCTACGAACGAGTGGGGGGTGTCGGATCGGCAGACAGACAACTACATCGCCCGCGCTAGGGAGTTGATCCGCGCTGACTGGGAGATCGACCGGCGCAGCTTCACTGCGGAAATCCTTGCGCAGTTAGCCAGTATTCAAAAAGAGGCTCGAAAAACTGGCAACTTAAACGTCGCCCTTGGTTGCGTTAACCAGGCCGCGAAAGTCGCGCGGTTGTTTGAATGAGCATTCTTGCGTCAGTCCCGGGGGGCTCGATCCTCTCCGCTGTCGAGTCCGCTTCGCCGTTTACGGAGGCTGACTTGCGGGGATACGTCGATGGGTTAGCTGAGGCGCTCACGGGTCCGCAACGCGAAGTGTGGGAGGCAGATAAACGTTTTAAGCTCCTTTGCTCCGGCCGTCGCTTCGGGAAAACTTATCTTTGCATCACCCGGTTAATTTGCTGGGCGATGGAAAAACCTGGAAGCCTTTGCTGGTATGTAACCGCGAATTATCGGATGGCAAAGCAAATTGCGTGGCGGCAGCTTAAAACTATGGCGCCTGAAGAATTAGTCGTAAAACGGAACGAGTCGGATTTGTCGATCGAGTTTGCAAACGGCAGCTTGATTGCGCTTCGTGGCGCAGATAACGAGGACAGCTTGCGGGGCGTAAGCCTTTCAGCCCTTGTTATCGATGAAGCCGCGTATGTAAAACAGACAGCCTGGGAGATGGTTTTGCGACCTGCGTTGTCCGATCAAAACGGCCCTGCTTGGTTTATTACTACGCCGGCAGGCCTTAACTGGTTTCACGACTTATGGGAGCAAGCGCAAGAGCAAAAAGACTGGGACACTTTTTCATTCACAACAATTCAAGGCGGAAACGTCGCGGCGGAAGAGATTGAAGCCGCTCGAAACACCCTTGATGAACGGACTTTTAGGCAAGAATACCTTGCCAGCTTTGAGACGCTTTCAGGGCGGGTTTATCCCGGATTTGACGACGAAAACATCAGTCAAGACGTTAAGGATACTGGGGGCCCGATCTATTGGGGCACCGATTTCAACGTCAGCATTATGGCGGGCGTTCTTGGCAGCAGGGTCGGAGACACGCTGCATATATGGGATGAGCTTGCTGTCAAGCAATCAAACACCGACGAGGTATGCGCTCTTCTTAAGCAACGATTTCCTGATAGACAAATTGTTGCTTACCCCGACCCAACAGGCTCTGCTCGCAAGACGTCATCGGCAGGGCGCACGGATCACGACATTATTAGGCGTTTCGGGTTTAGCTGTATCAGTCCGAAAGCCCCTTGGTCGGTTAAAGACAAAATCAACGCAACAAACTGGATGATCCGCACGGCTAAGGGTAGCTTGCGATTGTTTGTGCATCCGCGCTGTAAACACACAATCAAAGCCTTAAAGAATGTCACCTACAAGCAAGGAGCAGAGGACTACGTGATTGATAAATCGGCGAACATTGAGCACTGGACGGACGGCCTTGGCTATCTAATCCTTGGTGCGTTTAATCCTTTGCATGAACGGGCAGGCAGAGGAACTGGCATTAGGCTCTACTAAACTGCAAACACAAGGCGGGTTTTAGCTGTGTATTCGGGTTTCTCTGGGCGGCAACGTATTGGCAACGTCACTCAGGTGAACGATCCGAACACGTCTTGGGTCAACATGGAACCCCACTGGGGCTTAATAGAGACGTTGCTCACTGGCACGTACGGGATTCGCAAAGGGCACCGCAAGTTTCTTCCGCAAGAACCAAGAGAACTTGACGAGGCTTACGACAACAGGCTGCAACGATCAGTGCTTGCGCCGTATTACATCAGGTTAGAACGCATGCTGGCAGGAATGCTTACGCGCAAACCTGTACGGCTTGACGATGTTTCAGACGTTGTTCGCGAGCAGCTGTTTGACGTTGACTTGCAGGGCAACGACTTGCAGACGTGGTTATTTCAAACAAGCAGAATTTCTATTCGTTATGGGCATGTTGGCGTTCTTGTAGATGCTCCGGCTTCTGGCGAAAATGGTAGACCTTATTACGTAAGCTATACGCCAAGAGATATTTTAGGTTGGCGATCAGAATTAAAAAATGGCAATCAAGAGCTAACGCAACTTAGGCTGCAGGAAAAGGTTGTTGTTCCTGATGGTTTGTACGGAGAAAAGCAAGTGGAGCAGGTCAGGGTTTTAACTCCTGGTGCCTTTGAGATCCATCAAAAAGATCAGCAAGGCGACTTTAAAGTTGTTGATGAAGGTCGCACAAGCTTGAGTGAGATTCCTTTTAGTGTTGCCTACTCAAACCGCATGGGAGTGCTAGAGTCGATCCCACCTCTTGCTGATATTGCTGAGTTGAACTTGCAGCATTATCAGGTGCAGTCTGATTTAAGTAATCAGTTGCATATCAGTGCTGTTCCGATGCTGGCAATCTTCGGCTTTCCGCAGGCTACGGAAGAAATCAGTGCAGGGCCCGGCGAAGCAATGGCGTTGCCGGAGGGCTCATCTGCACAATATATTGAACCGGCAGGCAACAGCTATGACGCGCAGTTTCGCAGGCTTGAGCAAATTGCATCCCAGATCAACGAATTAGGTTTGGCTGCTGTGCTTGGTTCCAAGCTGATTGGTGAAACTGCAGAAGCCAAGCGTATTGATCGCAGCCAGGGTGACAGCACGATGATGGTTGTAGCGCAGCAAATGCAAGACATGATCGATAATTGCTTGCGTTTCCATGCTGAATATATGCAGGAGTCAAGCGCTGGCAGCAGTTTGGTGAATCGTGATTTCATGGGAACAAGGCTTGAGCCTTTGGAGATTCAGGCGTTGTTGCAGCTTTACACCGCTGGCACGATTACACAGGAAACACTGTTGTTACAGCTAGAAGCGGGTGAAGTGCTTGGTGATGACTTTGATGTTGAGAACGAGCTAGAAGCTACGCAAAACGGTGGATTGATAGAGATGAACACGCCAGAGCCAACACCAGAACCAGCAGAAGAAAGCACGATGCCAGAAGCGGAGGAAGTCGAGGGTGCTGAATAATGAGCTGGCTAGACAAGTTGCAGAAACCAAAGCCTCCACGCAAACAGGTTCTATATTTTGCTCAAGATGAGCTAAATAGCCAGTATTTTGCGGTTATCAGGCTTACTTGGTTTTGTAATGGCAAAATTTGTGGAATTTCAGAAATGGCCCTCCACAACTACGATGTAAACGTTATTGAGCAGTTAACCGTTGTTGTTGGTGAAGCATTAAGTGAAGGAGCAGACGTATCGGCTTTATGTATTGCAACAGCCGCAGAATTAGGCCTTGAGCCAACATGACAACACCAGCTGCGCTGTATCGAAATGCGGTTGATTTAAACCGTTTCAGTAACAGCGTTGCGAAGCGTATTGCTGTCACTTACAACGATTTAATTTTAGAAGCTGTTAATCAGTTGCGGGGCATTGATGAGTTATCAGCACCAGCAAAGGCAGCAAGGCTTCGTGTGATTCTGGCTCAACTAAAAGAATCGCTAGAGGGATGGGCTGGAGCTAGCACTGCACTTGCTGTTGAGGAGCTGCAAGGGTTAGCTGTTTTGCAGTCTGAGTTTGTTGAGGAACAGCTGCGCAAGGCGTTACCAATTGAGCTGCGTGATCAAATTCGTAGCATTCAAATCAGCCCACAGTTTGCTCAGTCTGTTGCGACGGTTGATCCAACAGCGATCAATGTTGTTTCATTGAGCGATGACTTACAGGCGGCTGTGACTGGAGCGCCTGCAACGTTTCAGTTGACCGCAACGCAAGGAACAGCGATAACGCTGCCTAACGGGAAAGTGTTGAACAAGTCGTTTCGCGGTCTTGCTGAATCGCAAGCTGACTTGTTTGCTAAAACTGTGCGGAATGGTCTGTTGACTGGTGAATCAACGGACAAGATTGCAAGGCGCTTGAAAGGTCGCTTGCAGTTTGGAGATGTTGGCCCTTTGTCTGTTCGTCAATTAGCCCAAGCTGGCGGTGAACTTACTTCGGTTGCAAACCATCAGGTGATGGCTTTAGTGCGGACAAGCGTGAATCAAGTTGCAAATTCTTCAAGTCAGCAGACCTACGAAGCAAACCAAAGCGTTACCAGTCGGTATCGATATATTGCAACTTTAGACAGCAGGACATCTCCTATTTGTCGGGCCCTTGATGGACAAGAGTTTGATTATGGAAAAGGTCCTGTGCCGCCTCAGCACTTTAATTGTAGGTCTACAACTGTTCCTTTAATTGATTATGAGCGGCTTGGCATTCCGCGGCCTACTACTAATAGGTTGAGACGGCCAAACACAACACTCGGCCCTTTGCGGTCGAGCGTAAAAGGCACAGTGCCTGACGGCCAGACTTATGGAGAATGGCTTGCTTTACAGCCTTCCAAGACGCAGAAAGACGTGCTTGGTCCTGAAAAGGTTCCGTATTTCAACCGGCTTGTCAAAAAATACGGCCCAACAGACGCTATTCGCAAATTTGTTAGAGAGGACGGATCAGAGCTAACCTTGGAGCAGCTTCGCCGTCGTTATGGCTCTCCCAGCTAAGTACAAATTCAAGGTGCAAGAGGAAGAGGCTGCACCGTCTTGCCCTCCGCGCAAGCCTGCTGCAAAGAGCAAGCCTGCTAAAACAGAAGCAAAAGGAGACGCCTGATGCCTCGCTACACCGGACCTAAAAAGCCTCAATCGGCTATAGGCAAAAAGAAGCCCAAGAAAAAGAAGAAGTAATGGCACGCAAGCAGAGACGAACTCCAAAGGACAAGACCACTGGTCTGCCTAAAAAGTACCTTTCAGGTGCTAAGAATCGCTCTGCCAAAGCGCGTGAAATCAAGCGAACTGCTGACGCTTACAAGCGCGGTGAGTTCATTGACATCAAATCTGTCTCTGCATCCCGGACCAAACAAGGTGGCACCAAAAAGAAAACCACTAAGCGAGGCAACAAAAGCCGCGCTCAAAAAAAAGGCAGATAAGTCGCGTTTCACCTATGGGCAGCTGTCTGCTGTTTATAGACGCGGGCAAGGTGCTTATCTGTCGAGTGGCTCGCGCAACGTGCCAATGGCTGCTTGGGCTATGGGCAGAGTCAACAGCTTTGTTTCGGGCAAAGGCGGAGCAAGAACTGCTGACGCTGATCTGTTGAAGAAAAAGCGCAAGAAAAAGTAATGGCTCAAATTAAACGTGGAGGTCACACGTTTCAAGGCTTTGACAAGCCGATTCGTACGTCAAACCATTCAAGCGGCAAAAGCCACGCTGTTGTCGTCAAGGTTGGCGATAAACCGAAGCTCATTCGGTTTGGTCAGCAGGGCGCTAAAACGAAGCGTCCGCGCAAAGGCGAGAGCACTGCGGACAAAAGTAAACGCAAGTCATTTAAAGCGCGTCATGCTAAAAATATCGCAAAGGGCAAAACGTCTGCAGCGTATTGGGCGAACCGAGTGAAGTGGTCTTGAAGCAGTTACACTGAGCTTGTAATTAGCCCTACGGGTTATTCATGGCTGAAGAGCAAATTCAAGAGACTACGTCTCCAGAAGCTTCAAACAATTCTGAGCTTGATGCGTTAAAAGGCAGCATTCAAGCATTAGAAAAGAAAAACTTTGAACTGATCGGCAAGCTCAAGCAAACAAAAACCATTCCTGATGGCGTTGACATTCAGGAGTTACTGGACTTCAAAGCTAAGGCGGAACAAACAGACCTGGAGAAACAGGGCAAGTACACCGAGGCAAGACAGGCTTTGGAGCAGCAGTTCCGTGAGGCGACACAAGAAAAGGACAAGCGCATCGCAGAGCTAGAAGCACGGGTACGCGACCTTGAGTTAATTGCACCTGCAAACACTGCGTTGGCTGATGTGGTGCATGATCCAAGCATCGTGTTTAAGGCTGATCTGCTTAAGCCAGATCAAATTGAACGCGACGCTGACGGCACTGTCGTTGTTGTCAACGGCTATGAGCGCAAGCCGATTGGTGAATGGGCTAAGTCATTGCCTAGCTACATGCAGAAAGCACCAAAGCCACAAGGCAGCGGTGCACCTGCTGGTCGCAGCTATGCGGGAGACATTCCTGCAGGCACAAAAAACCCGTTCGTTAAAGAGACCTTCGACCTAACGGAGCAACATCGATTGCATAAAACAGATCGCGACATGTATGAGAGGTTAAAAACTGCCGCGAACCGTTAGTATGCGGGATAAGGCAAAGCTACGCAGAGCCGTTTGGGTTACGCCCACACTGTAAACATCTTTTTCTGAGGATCTGTCATGGCGACTCTTCGCTCTGACATCATCATTCCTGAAATCTTCACTCCATACTTGGTAGAGGAGACCACTAAGCGTGACGCCTTTTTGGCTAGCGGTGTGGTGCAGCCAATGGCGGAGCTGAACGCTTCAGAGGATGGTGGTGACTTCATCAACGTCCCATTCTACGCCGCAAATTTGAACTTAACGTTCGAGCGGTTGACAGACAGCACTTCGCTGACTCCAGGCAAAATTACCGCTGACAAGCAGCGTGCCGCTGTAGTTCACAGAGGCAACGCAATTGAATCGCGTGATTTGTCAGCAATGGCGGCTGGTTCTGATCCGTTGGCTGCTGTTGGGCAAAAACTTGCCTCTTACATTGCTCACGAGCGTCAGAAAGACTTGCTGTCTTGCTGTGCAGGCATTTTTGGCGCTGTTGGTGACACCACCGGTGCTGCTTTTGCTGCACTTGCAGTAGATGGTGAGTCTGGAGACACACCAACCGAGCTTGGCCCGCGTCAAATTGTTAAAGCTAAATCACTTTTGGGTGACCAAGGTGAAAAGCTGTCAACAATCGTTGTGCACCCTTCCGTCTATTACTCGTTGATGGAACGTCGAGCAATCGACTTTGTCTACGACAACAACGGACAGCCTGACACTTCCGCTGATTCTGGTTCCACCGCTCCTGCATTTGGCAGTGTGCAAGTTCCAACTTTTATGGGCCTTAGGGTCATTATTAGTTCGGATGTGCAGACAGCTGGTACAGGCTCTTCTACTGAGTATGCAAGTTATTTGTTCACGCCTGGAGCCTTTGGCTCTGGCGAGCAAATGGCACTCAGAACAGAAACTGATCGTGACATCATGGCCAAAAGTGATGCTCTCAGTTTTGACCTTCACTATGTCTATCACCCGATGGGCACAAGGTTTGCTGAAGTTGCAAACCCGACAGCTGCTCAGCTCTCAACGGTTGGCAACTGGGCGAAGGTTTACGAGACTAACAATCTTGGAATCGCTCGGATTACTTCCACATCCAACCTTGACTGACGGAGGTAACTAACCATGTCATCCATTTTTGAGGCAACAGCTGGTAGTGCCATCGGGCCTACTACTGGTGGCACTGTTACACAGGCCACCAATAAAGGAACTGCCGTGACTCTCAACACAGAGTCCGGTCAGATCACCATGGCAGGCGCTGAGCTTGCTGGTGCTGCTGAAGTCAGTTTCACAGTCAACAACGACAGAGTTACCGCTACTGATGTAGTGGTGGTTAACCACAGTTCTGCCGGTACTGCTGGCATTTACATCGTTCAAGCCAACAGCATTGCTGCTGGTTCGTTCAAAATCACTGTGGCGAACGTTGGTTCGACTGCAAGCGAAGCCATTGTGCTGAGCTTTGTCCTTCTCAAGGGCGCAAGCTCCTGATGGGTTTATTCGCCTTTAGGCGGATGAAGGAACGCGAGGCTGCTGCACAAGCGGCAGTCTCTAGTTCTGAAAAGCCTGCCCAAAAAACTTCTACTGTGACGCCTGATGGCAGTAACAATCGACGCAACAGCGGGAGGCGCAAACGCCAACAGCTACATAACACTGACTGAAGCGAACACGTTCGTTGAAGCGATGATCAGTAGTTCTGACGTGTCTAAATGGACCACTGGCAACGATGACACGCGCAATCGTGCTTTGGCTGCTGCTGCAGAACGGCTTGATCGCGAAAGATTTTTAGGTGCAAGGACAAACGATACACAAGCTCGGCAATGGCCTCGTGAAGGTGTTCGTAAACCAGACACATACGTGCGTTCCTACACTTCAGGGTTTCCTTTTCGCCTTACAGAGGATTATTACACAAACACCGAAATTCCTGATCAAATTAAACGTGCTCAGATTGAGTTAGCCGTTTATTTGAAAAACAACGTTGACGGCATCAGCCTTGGCGGTCTGGAAGATTTTAAGAGCGTCAAGATTGGCAGCCTTCAGGTAACACCTGATAAGACCGGAGCAATTGGCGCTGATCGTGTGCCACCAATGTTTGAAAGGTACTTGACAGGTCTTAGAATCAGTGGACCAGGCAACATCGCAATCAAACGGAGCTGATCATGGGTTACGGATCTGGATTTGAGCCAACAAAGGCGACGATCATTACCAACACAGCAACTCACACTGCCAAGTTTGTGAAGCTGATGGCGCTTGAGGATTCTGTGATTCATACGCTGACAGCAGAAGGAATTGACGAAAACCTTGCTGGAGGCGATGCCACTGCGATCAACTTCAATACGTCGTCTTGTATTGAGGGTCTTGTGATCACATCGGTTAGGCTGACTTCTGGCACTGTCATTGGATACATTGCCTGATGGGACTTGCTCAGTCACTAGTAAATGCTGCAAGCAAAGTCGTCGGCAAGCTTGGCGGTGACGTGACAATTCGTTTTGTTACAGCTGGCGGCTACAACACCACGACTGGCGTGGTTGCTGAATCTGTCAGCGACACGGAAGTTAAGGGTGTGCTTGAGGCTGTAAATGTCCGCGAAGTTAATGAGCTAATACAGGCTGGTGACAAGCGTTTGATTGTCAGCGTTGAAGATTTACCAGCAGCACCTGAGACAAAGGATCGTGTTGTTGTTGAAGGTGTAGCGCATCAGATCATTCGTGTTGTGACTCAAGAGCAGGACAACACGGCAATTACTCATGAACTCATTTTGAGGGTTTAACGATGGCACGTCAGATCAGGATCGATCAGATTGCAGATCTGATGGAAGAGGAAATTCAAGAGGTTGTAAAGCTGACTGCGATTAGCTGGACCAAGCAAGTCAAAGAGCAAACACCTGTTGATACTGGAAGGCTACGCAATGCGTGGCAAACAAACATCGGCAAACTTCAGGCTGAAATCACAAACAATGTGGAATATGCAGAGCCTGTTTTGTATGGAAATAATTTGCCTGCAAGTTGGCAGGGCAAGTATCGGACACGGCAAGGTACGCAACCTGGTTTTCCAGACCTGATTGGCAAAGAAATTAGTGTTAATGAGGTGCCTAGTTTTATTGCAGCATTCAGGAGGCGTAACTGATGGCTGCTGCTGACCTCAACACCATTAGATCTGTATTGGAAGGCAGGTTGGCAACTGAGCTTTCCAACAGTCCTGTAATTCCAGTCGTGTTTCACAACATGGCCTATG